TTTTTGCTGTTTCTTTTCTTCGGTCATAGTTTGATACCATTTTGTTATAACACGACTAGCCGATTCGGAGTCTAACCCGTCGCCGCCATAAGTCATATTATATCCTTTTCCTAACGTGTAATATGTCAGAACTGTTTCGGCCACTACACTCATAATAAAAGTATAGTGCTAAATCAATGGTTTGTCAATCAGTTTTTAATCAGTATTTTAGTAACACTGTTGCTAGGATCAGAGTAGACTGCGAAACGTAGATGACTGAATACTCCGTTGAAGTTTACCGGAGCGGGTTCAGTTTCTGTGCCATCAAATTCAATTGTTTGAATAGTTGCCCAGTTTGTGGTTTCGTTTACTATATTGTCCAGAGTAGCCTGTACTGCTACTGTGCCCACATAGCTGTTGGTGTATATAGCTGCGGTGTGCAGTGCTTCGTTGCCGTTCAGTGCAGGCTGTGCGTCCACAGTTTCTGATGTCCATTCTTGTGTGTCTACACTTACACGCTGAAACGAACTTATGTTGTATGCTGCTTTTGGACCTGGAAAAGTTTTTACATTAACAAAGATTGTAGCGTCATTGTCGAAGTTAGAATGATTGTAGGTTAGAATCTTTTCACCCGCAGCGTCTACTAGATAGACATTGTATTTGAGATATTGTTGTTTGATGTTGAGTAGGTCGTTTTCTGTTACAGTCAATGAGAACAGTCCCTTAGTAGCACTGGATCCGTCGTCCTGTGTTATACAGTCTCGTTCGATTATGAGATTGTTGTTTTCGTCAAACGCTACAAACTTGGGAGTATAACTAGCAACATTTATAGGCCTTTGGTCTGCGTTCAACAGTCTAAACTGTAGTACGTTTTCTATTCCTTTATAAACTTGCACTTGTCTGCTATACACTGGTCTATACTCCACTATGAATCCTGCCACATCGGCTACAAGATTGATTCTATTCGATACTAAATACCTAGGCATTAATTGCATAGTAATATTTATCGGATCATGTTGACAAAAGAAATACAAGAAAACTTTCCATTCCTCAGCGTTGTAACCTATGGTGGCAACGAATACATCGGCATCATTATCAATCAAGATCACTCAGTAACTTCAATGTATGTGTATACTGATTTACGATCAAGGCCAGAACAATCAAAGTTCTTAGCAATGGGCGAAGCATGGTGGTGGGAATCAAATCGAATGATTCCCATTAATATTTTCTTAAAGAATGAGATGGATCCTTTTAGATATTGTATTATGACAATGAACTCAAAGGATGTAAGAGTAACCATAGGGCCCTGTGTTAATCTTAATAATCTGTCACTGAAACGTGTTAAGCGTAAGAGTGTACAACTGGTACGCCGTCCTAAGGATTAATCTGCTCACATAGTAAATTCATGTGTACTACGCATGCCACTGCGTAGGAGGTGCCGTGTGCCTTCTTAAAGTAATACGCACCATCCTCAGGCTTGATCCAAACTTCCTTTAGTATCTGATCCCATGTACAGCCCAGTAGATATCTCTTGGCTGGGCGTATCATAGCCAGCACCGCAGCCAGTTGTTCTACAGAACTAGGACAGTGTTGTCTGGTTACTGATCCATGTCCTTTTAGATGAAACAGTTGATCTACAAACTCGTCGTGCTTCAATAGTTCCCATATGGGCTCTCTGTTCATCAGTTCAGTTAGGTGTGCTTCATCTCGAACATCTTTGTATATGCTTACGTTGAGAAAGTCTAGTTTAAAATAGCCTCTGTCTTCTGCTGTCTTGTAGTCTATGGTGGCTAGATTGTCCAAAGGGTTACAGGGTATCTCTGTAACATAAACACCCGAGTTGTGTTTTTTTCCTGAGTCTAATCTAGCCACACGATGCTGTAGCTTAGATAATATTTGATCCCTGTTGGGAAAATCTAAGTCAATGTCCATTTATACTTTCTCTAGCTTTCGAGCCTTTTTAGTTGCCATGTCCCACTTGAGTCTGCTTACACGATCTTTAAAGGTTATGCCCTGTAGGTGATCCCATTCATGTAGATAGCACTTAGCACTGTAGCCTTCAATCTTGACAGTACACTCTTCTAGATTCTCATTGTAGAATCTAGCCAATATTTCTTTGGGTCTGTTTATTTTTACAAACACATTAGGAAAGCTTAGGCATCCTTCGACATCCGCTGTAGCACCCGAAGTGTACTGTAGAACAGTGGGATTGATACAGAGTGTGCTGTTGTTGGCACTGTCGCCCATTACAAACACCTGTGCGTCTAGACCAATCTGATTAGCTGCTAGACCTATACCGTTGTTGCTCAACATGATGTCTACCATTTGTTGTTTGACTTCAGCGGGATCAAATGTAAGGTTTTCTAAATCAACTTGTTTAACTTGCCGATCTAAAAATTCATTTGGATAATAGAGTAATTTCATAATTTACTTTCCTTGACAATTTCTTTTACTAGTTCTAGGTCTTTGATTTGACGTTTAAATCTCAGAGCCCAGTGTTCTGGATTAATCACATGATAGACCAATGCTAATTGTTCATCGTTGAATGTACTTAACATTTCCTTGCCTGTGCGACAGTTGAGTATCAGCCAAGGCGAAACTTTTCCATCTCTGATATCCCACACTGCTTTATTCGCACTTACATAGCCAAAGTAGTGATTCCACACACTGTTCTTTTCTTCAGCCCACAGCATCATGTTGTTAACGCTGCGTTCCAGTGCTGTGGTAACATCTTCTTTGAGTATCAGTTCAAGAGCATACTTTTCATACATTTCATCTCTACACCAGTGATCCAACTTAACTCCACTGGTCACTACATGGTCTATGTAACGCTCAGGATAAAGTGGCTTAACATTGCTAACAAAACTGCCGAATTTAACAAAAGCGTTATAATAAGGAGACTTCGTAAAATCTTCATAAGTTTTCTCTTTTTTCGTGCCCGCTGACAGCGCATAGAATCTTTGGAATGCGTAGAGACCATATCTTACTCTTTTCTCATCCTTTTGTAGCCAACGTCGTTTAGGCTCACACATGTGCGCTGCGAGAGTTTTCTCTCGCATATACCCGTTACCACAGTATTCACACTTGTAGGGCTTTTCAGAGTTTGATGTCAATGCTATGTTCTTCAGCCAGTTGTTTGAGTTCTTTTTTTGTAGATATTCTAGCAAGCAGTTCTACCTCATCTGTTTTCATATTGGGATAAATTTGTTCTAACAGTTTGACCGCAGCACTGTTGCCGCCTTCTCTCTTTTTAAAACCTATCCATGGGTGATATTCAATCTTGCCTGTGTTGCCTGACTGACACAGCAGTTGCCATTGCAGCTTGGGATGTCTTACACCTAGAACGTTCCAGTTTTTATTGTAGTATTCGTTGGTCTTAAAAACTGCTAGCTCTTGTTTTTCTCTAGAGCCCTGTACTGAGCTTGCGTATCTGTTCAACAACCAGAAGCTGACCTGTTTGCGTTCATCATCTGAGAGTTCATCCCAAACTGTTTTAGCACCCATGTCAACTGCGGCCAGTATATCTTTTATTGGTAATTTATCTGTCATAGTTATACTTTACTATCTCTTCTACCACTTTGTCAAACTCTTTTAGACGCAACATGTTAGCACCGTCGCTGGGTGCTGAGTCTGGGTCAGCGTGTACTTCTAAAAAGAAATTTCTAATGCCCAGAGCACTAGCTGCACGACATAGGCCAGGGACATAATCCCTATTCCCGCCGCTGCTACTTCCGAGGCCACCTGGCTTTTGTACTGAGTGCGTGGCATCCAAAACAATATCACAATCAAAATTATTAAGCATATAGTCAAGGCCGGTGAAATCAACAACCAGATTATTATATCCAAAACTAGTTCCCCCTTCAGTGATCCAAACTTCTTCTGCGTCTGCACACTTACTTAGTATTCCTGCTACATCCCACGGCGCTAAGAATTGACCTTTTTTAATATTTACAACACAGTCTGTAGCACATGCTGCTTGAATGAGATCAGTTTGTCTACACAAGAAAGCAGGGATTTGAATAACATCTACAACACTGTAAACACGACTGATTTCGCCAACAGTATGACAGTCGGTGAGCAGTTTATATCCTTGTTTTTTTAATTCTAAAAAGTCAACCATTGTTTTGGTAATACCGACTCCACGTTTACCTGTAATGCTGGTGCGGTTGGCTTTGTCATAACTGGCTTTGAAATAGTATTCAATGCCGTACAGATCACACACACGTTTACATTCTGTAGCTATTTCTAAACTTTGCTCATATGATTCGTGTTGGCATGGGCCTGCTATGATTCTCATACACTTGTTCCGCTAGTACGTCTTACTATATCATCGTGATTGAATTCAGCCCAGTATAGTTCAAATGCTACACCGTCTTCGACACCTTCAAACTGGTGAATCTTGCCGGGCTTGACCTGTGTAAAGTCGCCTGCACTTAGAACGGTTTCATCTACTAGCCCTTGATCATCTTGCCATACACGAACAATCATCTTGCCCGACTCTACAAAAAAGCCATTCCATTTAAATTTGTGCTCGTGTTCTGAACATTTATATCCTGCCTTAAATTCAATGCGGTGAAATTCAAGAACACCGTTGGCATGGATCAGCTCTGTGGCTCCCCATATTTTACCAGCGCGAATTCCCATTATTTTTTCTCCTTATAATAACAATGAATAATCTATTAATTCACATTGCCTGCTGATGTCTTTTACAAAATAAGCACACAGTGGTTTTTCGCCTTTGGTAATCGGAACACTGAGTAAATGTCCATTACGCATCTTTGGAAAGAACCATTTTACGTCTGTGTAAAAATTAGTAATTTTAATATCACCAAATTCTGTTTTAAAACTGCTTAGGGGATTAAAAAGAAATGCTTCAAATCCTCTGTCATTCAAACTGGTCAGTGGCAGTATCTCAAGATCGTTTGCTGATTCACTACAGCCCACAGCCAAACTCCAATCCACAGGCATAGTAACTTCTTGTCCGGCAATTTCTAACACCATTGCAGGAGCATTAAAACTTTCTAAAAAGATCAAGGGTACAAAAAAGAAATCAGGGTTCTTTGGATCTGAATTGTCTAGTACGCTGAATCTTATGTCTTCGTCTATTTGATCTGGTAAGTCGTCCAGATCAAAGCACTGGTTTTCCAATGTTAATATTCTCATTTATTATTTTTTCCAATCCACTTTTTCAATAGTAAATGGGTACTGTGCTTCTTTATAGAACTTTTTACGTTCAGTTAAGTGGCGCTTCGCATACTTGCATGTTGATGTCAAGTCCCATATTTGTACGAAGTCTTTGTCCTTTGCCTTTCTTACGCCTCTACCAATACTCTGAATAACTCTAACAAAACTTTTTCCAGGCTCGAGAAGAACAAGATTAAAGATACGAGGAATGTTAAGACCCACAGCGGCAACTCCATAGGTCGCAATGATAACTTCGTTAGTACCTTCGCGTATCGTGTCGTATGTTTCTTTCCTAGCCTTTACCTTAACAGCACCGCTGATAAATGTGCTGTTGGGTATAAGTTTTTGTAGTTCTTCGCCTGCTGTAATTCTGTCTACCAGTATTAGTGTGTTGCCTGATTCTTTGATTGTGTTTAATAATTTGCCTAGGTATTCTATTCTATCTTGATTTGTAACAAGATACTTTAATTCTTCTTGATAGCCTCTGTGTGCTACTGTGTCAATCAACTGTACCACATTAACGTGACACTGTGCCAACACACCTTTGTCCTGTAGTTCCTTAGCACTGATCTGTCCAATCACAGGGCCAAGGCTAGCATGAATTGATTCAAACTCAAACGGCTCTTTGGGCACTGTGCCAGTCAGTCCCCAGCGAATAGGAGCATTGCGTAGGTTGCGAGTCAGTAGGTTCTTAAGCACCTCTGCCTTGGCTTGATGACAATTTGCAACAACAGCATCATTTGCAATATAATTATGATCATTTTCAATGTGTAAATTGTAAACTTCTGGTAGGTTACTAATTACTGTTTTCTTAATTAGTTTCATATAATTTCCTAATTTTATTTTTTGTATTATCGTCAAAGTTGTCTAAGTTAGTAGGAGGCTTTTTGTTAATAAAGTATTCTTTATTTGCTATTATAACAGCATATCCGTTAATTGTACACCATTCTTTTGCAGCATTAATCTTTGCTTTAGTTTTTTCGTCATACATTAGTTCTTCTGGCTTTACTTCTATTAATGTCTTTGTATCATGATTTACAAAGTCAACAATGTAAATGTGTTCTTTATTATTATAAACGTAAGGAATTCTGATAGTTTCGTATTCTGCATCTTTATCAAAGTATTGGTATAATGCTTCCCAAGAACTTCTATATTTTTTATTTTTATAAAATGTATCCCAATGCGTATTTCTATTATTTGAGTTAGGAGTAAAAGTACCGTTTAATATTTTTTCTTTCATGATATTACTACGATGAAGTTTGTCTTCGGCTGACATAATTGTTCCATACATGCCATTTTTTGAACCAGTGTTGGCTGCACTAATCTTTTCTTTAGTTTCGGCTAGCATTGTGTATGCATACGGATAGTCGCCTTTTGTTCCTTTGTTCCATGGTATTCCTGTATTTAAATTGTGTTTTATTATTTCTTTATGCATCAACTGGCAATTAATTCCACCTTGCTTTGAGGTAACACTTCTTGCTTGTTTTTCTGCTGCAATACGAGTAGATTTGTGTATACTATAAATATCATCAAAATTTTGTCTCCAACAATTGTGTCCAGTTAATACTCTTTTCTTACACAATCGAACATCTTGCTCCGAAGTTAATGATAATCCGTTTGATAATTCAATTTCTTTTCCTGTTATCTTAACTGCATATACAGTTTGATTAGCTGTAGACAATAAACTATTAAACTTATTAATATCAAATTTTTTCGCCATAAATACCTCTCCGTTAGCTATATGTATTTATGTCTACAATTTCTAAATCTTCAGTTAATGCATCTGCTCTAACCCATCCATGATTAGTTAAAAATTTATGGTTTGCGGTGACTTGTATTATTACCCCATTATTAAACTCTAGTTCTAGCATTTTTTCACTATTGCTGTGAGATAAATTTTTATGAACTCTAACAACTGTATCTTCTTTGTATTGCTGTGTTTTTTCACAAAGATTTATTACTTTGTCGCCGGGGATTAAGTCCTTGATGGCAATTTTACCTAACGGAGTAGTAACTAATGTGTCGCCTGCAAGGCATTCATCAACAATAACGGTGCTCACACCTTCTAAAAATTCAGCCAGTGATAGTACGGCTGCTCCGTCCTTGTGCCTTTTGTCTAGAATGTTTAGACTTTGCCAAGTACAGATAGTGTGAGTCTTACCCAGTTGCTTTCTGTCTCCGAAATACACCCCTACGTCGAGCCCACAGTTGATGTAGTCTTCTTCAGTCTGTTCAACAAGTGATTTGTTTGGAACAATAACTAGACTACGACCATGAGGCTCGCTTATGTGTGAAAGTGTTGCTGTGGTAATTGTTTTGCCTGCGCCAGTAGGAATCTGTTGTAGGCTTTGTGGATGGGCTAGGAAGTTGTTGATTGCTTCAACTTGATAATCACGAAGCATAATAAGTTCGCCCGCATCTGGGTGTCCTTTGGGCCAGCGTATATCTTGATCAGCCCAATAGCGTTCAGTAACTGGAGCGAAGTTGATCTGTATAGGGTGTCTACGATCATCTATGTCAACAATGTTTACTTTGTTTTTTGTTAGGATGTCAACAATAACATCAAGATGATTCACATAGCCCGAACCGCCGATACCAAAGAACGCAACCTTGCCGTCCCAGCGTCCCAGCTTATACTGAGGCATGTGTTTAGCATAAGGTACTTCAAACTTGAGAGCGTTGGTCAGTTTGCGTCTGATGTCTACGTCTAGTCCTTCGAATTTAATGTTAACTTCATCTTCAATAATTAATTTACAACTAGCCATAGTATTGTGAGTATCTCCGCATGGGGCTTATCATATCCTCTCGATACACTATGAGATCACATCTATTGTGTATGTAAGAGTCAACGGTTCGATCTAATCTGCTGGTGTAACCAAAAGTTACACAGGGTTGCCATTCGCCACTGATCAACAGCTTAGGTAACTTGTCACTACTAATGTATACTATTTTAGTATTGCTGTCAACCCAATTGTTTAGCCTGCGGTCTTTAACCAACTGATTAAATCCGCTGTCGCCATCTTGTCTAAACAGCACACTCTGTTCTTCATTGGGTAAAATGTCTCGATAAAAGTTCGCCATCTCATACAGCTGATTTTCAGCATGAGACTTTTCCAGCACAACCAATAGAGGAAATCTTTTTAGATTATGAAGTGCCAATAAGATATCTGACAGTGATTCTTCACTGGGTTTACTTTGATAGGTTACATCATTTCTATAGGCAATCTTTTCAATTACAGACGAAGCATCATTGTGGTCAACGTTTACTATGCCGTATCTAAATTTTCTGTCCACATAAAACAACACAGTGTCAGCATCGAATGCGCCAACTTCACTTTCAGCAATTGCCTTTGCTCTAGGGTGAATATTTTTCAGTTCGTTGTTATAGATGCCCGGAACGTAGTCCTGTTCTCGACTGCGAATGTCTAGAATCTTTTCAAATAGGTCAACCAATTCTTGATCGATTTTATAGCTTTTGTCTTTGAATCGAGAAAGCAGATTGTAAACATTATGTTCGTTGTAAACAAAATAGTGTTCGTGACTACCTTTTTTGTGATGATAATCTTTGGTGCTGTTGATTTGATCAATCAGTGCTATATCAGATTTTTTAAAAGGAAATCTAATTTTAATGTATCTACAGCGTTCATCTGCAGGATAAGGAATACCTTCTAGATGTTCTACAACAGTGATATATTTGCTGCGATCAATTTCTCTCAGAGGATTGCGCAGTTTGCTAACTGCACGTTCAACACCAATGATGTCTTGACTCTCAAACTGAATTTTATATTTGTCTAGTTTTTCTTTCATAAGACTGTACTGACGATCTGTCAGCGCAGTGCCTCGAAATACTTGCCTAGCAATGCTTTGGATCAAGCTGCGATCGCTGGTTTCTATTGTAAATTCAAGATCATGCTTCTGGAGCCCTGTAAGGATCTCTAAACAATCTTCTACTGTGTGTACGCCTATTTTCTGCATACACTTAATATAACTTAAAAAAGACGTGATGTCAACTGGTTAAGTGGTATGCCTTGAGAAATTTCTTCCACTGTCCACTCTGTGTGAGCATAGTCGTTGAGCCACTGTGTTCTATCTGGCTGTAGAGGGGATTCTATGTCGTGTATAAAGTCTATGTCATTAGCCGCGTCGTACGCCAACGAGCTGGTGCCTACAAACGCTGCTACGCCTTCTAGTACGCTGTGTATGCCCGGGTTACTGCTGTAGCTCACAGTGGCCCTAATATTGTCAAAGTTCATATCAAAATCATCATAGGTTCCTGATAGATGTTGAGGGTCTTGTCTATAAACATGCTTCAGTCCTCTTTCTATTTCAGGCAATCGGCATCTAGGGTGCGGTCGAAATATTATAGGACGATCAGTGTGAGCACGTATTTCGTCATATGTTTTTAAGAACCAGTTGCTCATACTGGGTTGACCTTGCCATTGTAAACTTTTATCGTGCTGACCGCATATGAGAATATATTCGCCTGTACTGCGCCAAGGTTTTAGTTCAACACCTAGCGCCTGCGCTCTCGTTCCATCATTACCACCATCATTGAAGTAGGCATCTCGGTTGATGCCATTGAGCCCCACTTTCCACGTTGTGCCTCTTTTGATTCCTCCAACTTCGAGTACGATGATTGGTTTCGCTCTACTACGGCAATAATCCCACACACTGCGGTTGCCAGCCATTCGACCATGAAATAGAACGCTCCAAATAACATCAACGTCGGAATCGACATGATTAGTAGAATCAGAAATAACACCACCACTGCTAACAATACTGCGACTAAAGGCATCAAAAATAGGACGTGAATTAAGCGCACCGTATTCTCTCCATAATTTAAATCTTTTGCCAGTAAGGTTCATTTCTATGCCCCATTAGATCTTTACGTTTGCTTGCGCCTTCGAACTTGCGATCACCCTTCATATGATCCATCCATTGCCCCAGCTTTGAATTAATCAGTGGATGGCCGCCGCCGCCGGTTTTAGCAGTGTTGGTTAGATATATTTCTGATGAATAATCCAACACATTAGGTGCTGTACGTTTCATCTGCTCAAGTATAGTACCAAACACAAAGCTGTCGTGCCATTCTTCCAGAGTGAAGATTCCCTGTTCTGCGTTCTCGTACATCTGTTCAAATTTTTGTAAAAATTCTTGACACACAGGATCTTTTAGATTCATACCGTAGAATCCACACTCTGGCCAAGTCTGTGAACCTCGGCCTCTGGCCACATAGGTAATCCAACTGGTATTGGGCAGTAGGTCAGCAAAATCTTGATATTCCCAATCTGAATGAATAAAGCTGTCTGCGTCCATCCATACACACCAATCTTTTGATCTTTCCGCAGCATTAAACACAGCATATACCTTGTTGGCAAACCTCACAGCATCCCATTTAAATTCTTTGTTCCAGTCTCTTGGTCTGCGTTCTGGGAACGGACATTTACCATTTGCTTTGGGTACATCCTTCCACTGCTCCTTAAATTGATTAAGCTTAGGCAATGCTTTTTTAGCATCTAATATTTCTATACGCATAGGGTCAGGATTGTCAGGGACACAGTCTTCAGCATAGACCAAAAGTTTAATTCGTTTGTCTACATGTTTAGCAAAGCTGTCTAAAAAGTTTTTTCCATAAACGCCGTAATGTTTATTGTGAAATGTAGTTACTACTGTGATATGTTTGGTCATTTTTTTGCCCAATTCCTTAGATGTTTCCAAGCAGTGCCGTCTTTGAGTTCAGTTAAACTCCAATGCATCTGCGCCATTTTTTGAACCCATAGTTCTCTATCAAATTCTCGAATGTTTTCTAGTTCAGATAAATCATGATGAGCTACTTCTGCCGCTTGACTGTGTTTTGGATCAAGTACAAAAGTAGGTACACCTTCTATTGCTGCGGCAACTGCTGGGCTTGAATTATAGTTTATTACAGCATGTGCTGATTTAAAATCTTGTAATATATTTTCGTTATGGCTGATAATTACGTTTGGCAATCTGTATCTTGCCAGTGCTCTTTTGTGAATCAGTACATTCTTATCGCCGGGGTGAAAACGTATTATGATTCTTCTATCGCTGTATTTTTTTATTTGTGTTATGGTCTTGACTAACCACGGTAGCAGTTTATTGTCGCCCATGCTCCAGCCGCCGTCACGCTGACAGCAGATTAGTATATCCTTTCCTGTACGCTGTAACGGTTTGAGACTTAATCCAAGATTCTTGCTTATGGTATTCCATCTTTCAGGATTTGGCGTATGATTACAATATTCACCTGTGTTTGGAAAAATACCATCATAGCTGTATCTTAGATATCCTTTAGTGTTGCCTGTATCTGTATATAAAAATAAATTCGAATCGATAATTATTGATCGTTTATTTTCTCGTTGTTGTTTTTCAAATACATTTTTTCTTAAACTAAGATGAGGTTGATTTTTACTACCAGGATGTACGAATCCTTGAACAACAGCAACATCTGCATCAACAGTATGATAATCGCAAACGATTGATCCTTTGTCGCCACAGGCCCAAACGCCTTCGATAAATCCAACAATTGTAGCTGGTTTTTCGGGGTTTGTATTTCCTGGCGGAATACCCATTAAATAAGATGCAACAGTTAAACTCATTTAATATCGCTCCTTAATATTTTCCAAGCATCTCCGTTTTCCATTTCTTCTTGTGTAAAATGTGCATAAGAAAGATGTTTTAGAAAACAATACATTTCATCTTCACTAGGTAATTTGGGGTCTTCTATATGTTCTATATTAGTTTCACATATTAATTGCGCTGCATTGGGTCCCAGTGTTATTGCTGGTTTTCCTTCCATAAGTGCTTCTATTGCTGCTATGCTGTTATAGGTAATTAAACAGTGTACATCGTCAGCTAATGCTTGTTGTATTGTTTTTGTACTAACCCGTTCTCTTCTAATAGGTTTCATTCTAATTTCTATTGGTCTGTCAGTAAGAGTTTTTAATTGTGCAACTAGATTGTCTGTCCAATTTGCTGCATCTAGTTGATTGAACATCTTCATAACTTTATCACTAGGAGGACAAATTAAAATTTTTCCGCCGGACGTAAAAGGCTTATAAATTTCCTCCCAAGGTCCTAATTGAGAGATAAGTCGTCTGTCATCTCTAGAGATTATTTCTTGCATATTTTGTAAAGCATTATGAGTTATTCGATGCAAAACCTTATGTTTACCGTTTCCAAAATAACCAGTGTCAATAGCATAAAAGGGTCTGCCAGTTTCCCAGCAGCGTTTTATAGCTTTTTGACTTCCGCCGCCTAGCCCTCTAATAATAAGCACATTGTCGGTATCTTTTTCTTGTTCCCATGTAGACTCTATGCCATTGACGCCTTGTATAAAACTACGTAGGTAGGGATCGTAGTTATACCCTTTACTCTCATAATTAAATGCGTCTTTGCTAGATATTGCTGCTACTTTACCCATTCATCATCGCCTGTAGTTCTTGCTTCCATAGTTGATTAAAATCACAATCTCTGTAATTCTCAAACCATGGGCCGCCTTCGGTATAGTGTATCAGTTTGGGAGTTTCGATATCGTCGTACACTCCTACTAGATAATTCCATGTGTGATCAAGTTCACCAATCTCTTCATCTTTGAGCCAACTGAATCTGTGTAGGTAAGCGCCGTTGATTTCGGGATCGTTTACTAGATCCTGTGTAAGTTTTTTATTGCTAGGATGACCGCAGTTGATCAGCATAACACTTGACCAATTTTTACGTGGATACACAGTTTGTTTCTGCCCATCCATCTTAATGCCTTCTTTGGGAGTATAGTCATGTTGTACACATATCACAGCATAACGATCATCTGCTTGATCAAACAGTTCTTTTATGTCTGTGGTAAGAATCATATCACAGTCTATAAACAGTGCCCAGCCTTCAAAATTAGCAAGTTCAGGTATTAAGAATCTAGTAAACGTAAATTCTGTGCTTGCTAGTTTATCAACTGGACGAGTATACCAGCCCTTGTCTCTCAATTCATATTGCTTGAGTGGACGCACATCTGCCTTAGGTTGTCTAGCAACGATGCTGTGCTTACACACTTGGTAAGCAATATCTTCTCTACTGTCCCATCCTACAAATACTTTCATTAATCTCGCCTTTCAATGTCTTGTTCCGACAGTTCGCTGCCTATCCAAACTTCAATAACTTTTGCAGTGGTATTTCCTGTATTTACAGCCTTGTGCCAAGTAAGTACGGGAATGTCAATACTTGTGCCTGCTGTATATAATTTAGTCTCAGTATCACCGTTCGGATACTCTAATGACATCTGTATATTGCCCTCGACAATATGCCAATGTTCACTGCGTTTAAAATGACGTTGATCACTTAGTGCTTTGTCAGCATCAAATTCGAGTCTTTTAGTTGCCCAGCCTTCACCTTGATCCAACACAGTATATCTACCCCAAATACGTTCAGTAGTAGGCTGACTCCATTCTTTGAGTATCCAACTGCTACTATTCTTTTTGTCTGTACCGCCTACACCGTATACAAACTCTACACCTGACTGGCCGTAGGTTAAAAACTCTGGGGTATTGCTGCTGCCTCGATCTCCGCCATTGGCAAAGATCAACTGCCACGTAGTACCTTTAGTACTCAGTACCTGCATGATTGCAGCACATGCTGTGTTGTCATCGTCATTAAATCCAATAACTTCGTCAACACATTTTAGTTCTTTAATGATAGCTGCACGCTCTTCAAACGGCATAAATGGTCTACCCTTTTTACGAGTAAGCCATGCGTCTGAATTTAAGCCGACAACTAAGTGATCGCCCAATTCTCTTGCTGCTTTAAAATATGCAATATGTCCTGAGTGTAGTGGGTCGTATCCTCCAGTGCAAAGTACAACTTTCATTTTTTAATAATCCTTCCTTTTATATATCCAGCTGGTACATTATCAGGAAAGAAAGTCGAACACTCTTTTGTTTCAGGATTATGATACCAAGACTTTCCTCTTTTTCCGTTACCGGCTTTATAACGACTTTCCGGATCTTTCATTTGCTCTTTTGTTATTTTTTTACGCAACTCAATCTGTTGAGGATCTTCAAATTGTTTTTGATTTGCTATTTGAAGTTTAGATTTTGTTTTTTCGCTGTGAGTTTTTCCAAGCATAGGAGGATCTTGAATTTTTCTTTTTTCCTTCATTAAGGTTCTTACTTCATCAGAGTGAGTTCTTCCGTAATACGGATTGTTTTCGCCTGTTTGTGATTTACC